AAGGAGCGTTTTTCTTAGATGGATCACGCCACATATCACCTTTAAGACCGTCACCGATAGACATCTTAAGAGCCTTTGGTGTAGCAACAATAACACGACGCTCGTCATCATTCGTTCCGTCATACAATGGTAGACGTTCTGTGTGAATGAAACGGAAGCCCATGAATGTTGTAACATTACCTTCAGCTAGTGATTTACGAACTGCGTAGTCAGAGTTGATGATTTTATCCTCATTTAAGAGATCTTCGAACTGACGTGCACCGATGAAACAGTTAACGACCTCATCTTGGTCGATAGCGTGTAAACGTAACATTGTAGCTCTTGCAGCTAACAACTTGTCAACTGTAAGACCGTACGCACCTGCTGTACCGTTTGTGTAGTTAGCACCGATAGAGAAACCTTCAGTGTTTCCTGTATCTAGTACATAATTACCATTAGTTGTGATATTACCAGCTGATAAAGCACCAACTTTAACAGTTGTTGCATTGTCAGGATTAGCTGTAAATGTTACTGCTACACCACCATTTTTACCTGTGTTGGCTGTACCGAAGAACTTGTCGATGATGATATCATCAATCTTACGTTTACCAGATGCAAGTAATGCTTGTGTGTAAGCATTCATTGGATCAGTAACAACACGTTTTAGATCTTTTTCATCAATGTATTTACCAAGTTCGTAATCGACTAAACCGACACGACGTCTGTTGTGAAGAATCTCAGAAGTTGGATTATTACCTAAACGAGAGGTAACTGGTGCCATCGCTTCAGCTTCGCCGATACGGTCGAAGTACTGAAACTCTGAGTTCTGAGTTTCTTGTTCAAAATACGGTTGTAGCTTAGACTCCGATTGTTGGAAAGCTTGTTCAAAACCTTCACGGAAAGCTGCAACGTATGCTGTTTCTATGGAGTTCATAGAACCTGCTGCTATACCTGCGGTAGTAGCTGCTGGATCTGTAACTGCTCCAGAATAGGCTTGATCGCCCACTAGACTTAATGCCATGATTTTTCCTTTATTTTATAATTAGAATTTAGAATGAATAGTTTGTTTTTCGACGAGCTACCCTTTCGGACTCTTCTAGTTATAACGTAACTAACGGCTTTCCAAAGCTGTCATCGGACCTAAAAAAATAGGCTACCCAATATACATCGAATAGCCTATAAATTATGGATTGTCAAGTTAGTTTGAGACTAACCATACAACTTGTTATACAATTCAGCTCGTTTTTGCAACAACTGCTCTCTTTTTGCTCTATCTAAAGGTTTTAGTTGAGATGGTTCAGATAATATTAACTCTTGATTTTGAGTGTCTATATCACGAATCTGACCACGAATATTGATTGCACTATTCTCACCAAAACCATTTGCAGGGTTATTAGACATAGATGGTAAAGAATCACCTGTCACTTGAGCTACTTTGTGAAACAATTTAAGCATACCTGGGTGGTTAGCAATAGTTGGATCAGCAACTAAGTCATTTAACTCAGGTATGTCTTGAGCTAATGCTGAGAAAGCTTCCTTACTCTGTTTTAGGTTTACATCAAATTCTGCTTGCCAGTCTGCTGAAAGAGATGCTCTGTACTCTTTTAAAGATTCATCAACACCTTGGCTATTCATTTGATTACCTTTCATAAGGTTCTGCACAGTTGTTTGATACATAATGTCAAACTGACGTTGTGTTAAACCCATCTGCCCAGCTAAATCAACCATCTGTTGAACGCCCTCCTCATGTAACTCTGGAGGTGTAACTCCTTCAAGTTCTTCTGGTAAACTTAGCTCACCAATCTCTGCTACAGTATACTCATCGTTTTCTGGACGCATGTTAGAATAAAACTCATTCCAGTTGTCATCTGTCCATTCTTCTGACGGTGCTTCTAGTCGTTTCTTACCAAGAGCACTTTGTGCATTTACAAGTTGATTAGCCAAGGACTGTAAATTCTCTGTCTCTTGGAATGCTTTGTATCCTCTAATATCTTCAGGTAACGTTTCAACAAACTGCTTATACGTATCTGGAGATGAAAAGTCTAGACCACTAGACTCTGTAGTTTCTGGTGTAGTAGCTTGTGGTGATAAACCATCACCTAGCCCTGTTGATTCAGTTTCTTCACTCATTGTTTTCTAATTCTATTTTGTTAATTAATTTTTGAGGATCATCCTCAGCTATTAAAGATAAAAAAGTCATTGCAAGCCTACGTCTACCTTCAGATTCTCGTAGCTTGTTGTTATCCGAGTGAAACACTGGTTTAGTTACGTGGCACTCACGCAGTAAGACTTTAAAGAAACGCTTACCTTCTGGCGTCGCTATAATAGTCGTCAAATCATCTTTAAGCGTAGAGCGTTCTCTAAGCTGATCAAGGTTTCTTAATTTCATTTATATATTCAACAGATTACCCACTTCAGGATCTGCTTGCTTCGCTTGTGCGATATCTTTAACAGCTCCTGCCATTTGTGGTGCTTGTTGCATAACCATCTGTTCTTGTTCAGCTTCAGCCGCTGCCGCATTCTCAGCGTCAATGTCTTCTTGAGATCTGACAACTGATGGGCTTACATTTCTATATTTAGCGTAGCTATCAAATAACTCACGTCCATCTATAGATTGTAATAATTCTGGCTTAATCTGAGCAAGAGGTGCTAGATCACGCATAAAGGCACTAATGTCGGAAAGTCTAGTTGCAAATTGTGCTTGTGCACTTGGGCTAGTGTAAGCAATCTCTAAATTTACTCCATCCAAGATTCTGGTGCTTCTGGAAGTTCTCCACTCCTGTTGAGTAATTCATATGTAATCTCAATCGCTGGTCCAAGATATTCTGATTCCATTCTGTTAAGAAGTGGTGCTAGTTGATTTAACATCTGACCACGAGTGTCTTGAATCTCTAAAACAGATTGACGCTCTTTCTTCTCTTGTCTGATAATCTGATCAACAAAGAATGAACGATTGATTGTCTCTCTGTACATACGGATCATCTCCATCATAAACTGTGGTTGATTACCTGCAAGTATAGGAGAAGGCTTTTCACTGCCTGGCTCGTGGAACATAATCTGCCTAGAACCATACTTCATCGGAAGCATAATACTATCTTCTTCAGCTGTAAGCGTTGGGAAGTTTAAATATTCTGCAGATGTAAGAACTTCTTTTACCATCTTATTTAACACACGTATCTGTGATAAACATGTGAATGATGGTCCACGTCCGTATACCTCGTCTGCTAATTTAGACCAACGTGGCACTAAGAATGTAAAATAACTAGAACCGTCTACTGAGATAGGCTCTCTGAGTTGAGGAGACCAGTAAGTGACGACATACGGTCTTTCTTTACCTATACGTCCACCCTTCTTTGCTTTCTTATCTTTGTTTGGCTCGATGGTGTAAACAAGCTCATACTTGTCGTGCACTGACTTGGTCGGATTGAATCCTTGCATGTTCTCAATATCTGGGAACATCTGCATCAGTTGTCGTGCTGTTTTATAACATCTGTAGTATACTGTATCCACTTTACCGTGTTGATCAGTATCGAAAAACACGTCTGCTAGTGGTCTTGCTCTAAAATTAACTACGCCATTTATGTAAGATACTTGGACTGGTGACGTACCATAAGCTCCAATATCTAAGAAACATTCATGTGATGAAGAATAAAATTGTGATTCTGGTAACGAGAACTCATGTAGTATTCTATCAGACACAGCTTGAAGATATGCAAGCTCATTGTTTGATAACTCGTTAGATGGTTTGTTTTTAACCTTAAGATACATCCAACGATCAGACTTTGGTACTAGGTTAGACGCAAGTCCGTTCGCAAACATCTGATTACACCATACTGCTGTGTCATCAAATATCTCACGAGAACCGTCATCTTGCTTTTGTGTATAGCCGTGATCGAACTTATTTGAGTTAGGACGCACATACTTCTGTGAGTCCAAAAACATACTGTCAAGGTTTGACCTTAACAACTTAAGTTCTTCGTATCTCTGCTTAAAATGCATTATAATCCTGATCCGTAGCCCAACCCAGATGTCTGAGTTCCCTTACCTTTTCTCCTACGTCTTGATGCTGTTCCTGCTAACATTGCTGGAGAAATAACCGCAGATCCAGTTCCAGGTTTAGCTTGTTGAATTGGTGCGGCAACTGGCTTGGGTGGAGGTGGTGCTACAGCTCTTTTCTGTGCTGCTTCTGCTTCTGTTTTCATTTGAGCAGTTTGTGCTTGAATGGCGGCTACTTCTTGTGCAGCTATCTTCTCAGCTTCTTTTGCTGCTCTTTCAGCCTCTTTTCGTGCTTTTCTTCCTTCATAAGCACTGTATACCGTTGCTGCAGATGCTACTATTGCTGATGCTACAAAACTCATAATAATTTCTTTTGTTTATCTGTTAATAAGTTGGGTTGATAATCATCATTCATAAGCTCTTCTGTGATTTTGTCAACATCAGTATGCTCAGTTCTTTGAACTGTTACCCATGTTGTATCCTCATGAACGCATAAAATCCTCTTAGTCCCTGCCTCAGTTATACCATTGTAGGGTGCTTCTATGGTTGTTGTTCCGTTCTCGTCGATGACACTGACGACACCACTTAGTATAAAATATGGATGCTTTTGCGTGTGAGTCTTGCTAATAATTAACTGACCTGCTGGCATAAAGACTTTTCGTATATACATACCATCTGCAAATGTGTGCTCCAAAGGATTAACTTCTTCAATCTCTTTGTCGTTAGATAGTACACCTTCCATACCCACAATCTTGTTCTGTACAAGAATTGCTTTCTCTTTGAAGCTCATGTCTTCTGAGAAGATTGATCTTATTACTTCTTCTATTTCCATTACCAACTTATATTAGTTACATCATATGTATGCTTCGGTGCTTTCTTGTCAAGCTTTGGTTGTTTCAATCCAACTGCCATTGTTCTGAAAGCATCAGCACCATGTGAATTAGAATCGTGGACAGGGGTTTTTCGGAAAACCTGTTTTGTGGAATCCCAATCTTTATGGTATCCTTTGAGTGCTTCTAATCCTCTAGCACATGCTGTCTTGTTAAACCAGCACCTAGGTAGCAGGGCTCTCACTGCGTCGATACCATCTATAACTGGTAGTTTTTTAACTGTCGTAAATTTTAGCCCCATACTCCGTGCGATCTCTAACCGACTCTTACCTGTTCCTAATTCACGCACTTTGATGTCGTGTGGGGCATAGTGTTTGCCATATACTATGTCTTTATGTATAGCAAACCTATTTAACTCACGAGCATAATGGGGCAACCCCTCCCCACTATTCTCGTAATAATGTACTAACCGTATTTCGTTATTAAATAATTGAAAGAACCAAATAGTCGTGGCGTCATCCATTCCTAAGTCCCACGCTGTATGAACTGGCAGTATGGGCTCAACTGCTATGTTGTCAAGTATCCTTTTGTCCTTATACGCTTTTGATATATATGATCCATAGTACGATCCTTCGACAGGAGTCTTGAACGAACACATATACTCAGACTGGAAACGTGCTTCATTCTTGAGTTCGTCTCTAGCTTTACGTAACTCTTCTGGCGGAATTGCTTTTGTGTCTTTGACTGACAGGTGGCTACTGTACCACTGTCCATCAGACTGAGCTTTTAATAAAATTTTGTAGAAGTGATTCTCACCACGAGGTGTACCATTGAATAATGCCCACCCACCATTCTCCGCTAAGATCGGATTGATCAACTGCCACGCACTAGGATCTGAAATACTATACTCAGAAAACACTACGCCCACAGGATTCGCTCCCACCATCTTATCAGGGTCGTCAGAACCCATAAGTTGTATGACACTTCCATTCTTGAGGTGAATCCGCATCTCTTGTTCGCTCTTCCGCTCAACAAGTTCCTTGGGAAAATAGTCGATGAATTTCTTACCTTCACCTGTCATACCATTCCAAACGATACGACGTGCCTGATT